AGGAAAATCTTTCTTTGGTGGCGGGGGCGGTGGCGGTAGACATGGTAATGGTGGCAGTGGCATAGTCGGAGGGAACGGCGGAAATGGAGGAGATACAGGATCATCTGGAGTAGCACCAGGCGGCGGTGGAGGTGGTGCCAGAGGAGGTAATGCAGGCTCAGGAGCAGCAGGGCGAGTTGATATTTATGTGGTTTAGTGAGTAAAAATTCCTTAACGGGAAGTCATAGTCTCCATTTGTATAGTCCTGTTTATGGTGATTGGAGTTTCAATGGAATAGAAGGAATTATTTATTTAGAAAAACTAATACCTTTTTTAAAAGAAGATAGATTAAAAAGTATAAAAATTGATGAGATAGGATGGAAAGGAAGACATTTATCGAACGAAGAAGCTATAAATTGTCCATGTTGCAATGGGGGACGCTATATAAAATGTGATGTCAATGTTCCAGGTATTGTTTCATTAAATGCTCCTAATCCTTATAATAAAAAATATCGAATGATTGATGGAAAGCATAGGATAAGGAAAAGGTTAAATAATGGTTATACAGAAGGTTTGTTCTATGTTTTTACTTATAAAGAAATCAAGAAATTTATTGAATTGGATGTAATCTATAGCCAAAACTAAAACGATTAGTATTACTTCCTACGCAATGCCAAAAGAAAGGCGGTCCACCTGCCACTGAAAAACGTCTAACAGTAATACCTTTATCATCATAATCAGTAATAATATTTTTATCCTTGTAATACCTAAAGAAAGATTGCTTGTCTTTTTCGGTATAAGTGATATAAAGCCTGTCTTCTATAGTGTCGTGATTTGTATGCCATCCCATAAAGCCACCTTTAGGGTAATAAAAACATCCACTTTGTTTGAGTTCATATTCAGGAAACATGGCTTGCAGTACTGGTGTTAAAGCTAAACAAGGATAATTCCTCTGATCTATTGGTCCTTTTACTTTTACTGATATTTTCCTAGAGGCTTGATGGTAAGCGTTCGGATCTTTTAAAAGAGGGATCAGAGCCTCTCTTGATATTTGATCTTCCCATGCTGGGTTATATACGTTTTCTTCCTTGGCTCTATATGCTAAGTCTTTTATATGTCCAATATTTTTATTAATTGCTTTTTTTATTAAACTAAATTGAGATGGTGATAGGAAATTCTTGTAGAATGTCATTAATGCTCTTGAGATTCTTTATCTTGTTAATATTATGGCAATAGCACCTGGCAGGTATGACATGACGATCCAACGGAGATCGGATCATAGTGTTGATGTGACTTTAAAAGACTCAGGAGGTAGTGCGGTCAATCTCACAGGGTACTCAATTGCAAGTCAGATTTGGGATAAAGAAAGAGAAGTTAAAGCTGCGGATGCTACTTGCACTGTCACCAGTGCCGCAGGGGGAACATTTACATGGAAAGTAACTGATACGCAAACAACTGATTTTTATTTAGACCAGTATCAATATGATGTGTTGTTAACTAATGGTTCAGGGCTGAAAGAATACTGGATAGAAGGTACTATTTATATGGATGAAGGATACACTGCATGACCACAGTAAACATTACAACCAATAAAAACACTGTAACTGTTGATGAAAACAATAGTTCAGTCATAGAAGTTGCGACTCAAGGGCCACAAGGAGCAACAGGAGGTTTTACTTTAAGTGATGATAATAGGGTGAATAAGTCTATAATTTATTATGACAGTACTGCTGGAACCTATAAGGCCGACAGCACATGGACTACTAACACAATTACCGACGGAGGCAACTTCTAGTGGCTAACACAATCAGAATCAAACGTAGCACTGGAAGTTCAGCTCCTACCAGTCTTGAAAACGCAGAATTAGCCTTTTCTGAAGGCAATGAGATTCTCTACTTTGGTAAGGGTACGGGGGGTTCTGGAGGTTCCGCAACGTCAATAATTCCTGTAGGTGGTAAGGGTAAATATTTCGATAAAGAAACAACCCAGACAGCAAATCATATTCTTGCTGGACCTACTGCTGGATCGGCTGCGGCAGGTGCATATAGAGCTTTAGTAGCTGCTGATATACCATCAATAGCTCACACTAAAATATCTGATTTTGATACAGGTGTAAGAGTAAATAGATTAGATCAGATGGCTGCACCAACAGCTTCTGTAGGTTTAAACAGTCAAAAAATCACAGGATTAGCTGATTGCACAGCAGATAGTGATGCGGCTAACAAAGGGTATGTAGACGGGGTTGCTCAAGGTTTAGATATTAAAGATTCAGTGAGAGTCGCAACAACAGCAAATATCACGTTGTCAGGTACTCAGAGTGTAGACGGTGTTTCGTTGTCTGCTGATGATCGAGTACTCGTAAAAAATCAAAGTACAAGTTCGCAGAATGGCCTTTACCTTTGCAAGTCTGGTGCTTCATGGGTGAGAACAGACGACATGGCAGCATCTTCAGATGCTTCTGGAGCGTTCACCTTTATTGAACAGGGTTCAACCTATGCAGATGTAGGTTTTGTTTGTAGTTCTGATAAAGGAAGTGCAGTTGTAGGGACAAACAACCTTGCTTTTACTCAGTTTTCTGGAGTAGCTGGTGTTACTGCTGGTAATGGTATAGATAAGTCTGGTAATGAAATAAGCCTTGACCTTAAGGCAAATGGTGGTTGTGTAATTGAATCGACAGAACTCGCAGTCGATTTAGGCGCAAGTTCAATAACTGGAACGCTTGCCGTAAGTGATGGTGGTACTGGAAGCACTTCAGCTTCAGGAGCTAGAACAAATCTTGGCTTGGTAATCGGTACAAACGTACAGGCTTATGACGCACAGTTAGCAGATGTAGCTGGTCTTACTCCTTCAGATAGCGGATTCATTGTTGGTAATGGATCTAACTTCATTATTGAATCAGGGTCAACAGCAAGGGCAAGCTTAGGAGCGCAAGCATCAGCCACAGACCTAACGAATTTATCTTCTTGTCAATCAGGTGGAGCTGCGGCCTTAGCAGCTTTAACTTCAACAGAGATTGCAATTCTGGATGGGGCAACGGTTACAACTGCTGAGTTGAATATCATTGACGGTTCTACGTCAGCTACTTCAACAACACTTGCTGCTGCTGATCGCATGGTTATTAATGATGCAGGTACAATGGTTCAAGTTGCTTTATCTGATTTGGTTACGTTCTTAGAGAATGGTTCAGTTTCAGGGTTTGATATAGACGGTGGTACATATTAACCCCTCTCTGCTCACCTAATTTTAAAGTAAAATGGCTAACACAATTAAGTTAAAGAGGGGAACGAGTACTCCATCAACAAGTGACATATCTAGTGGTGAAGTTGCAATTGATACCTCTGCCAAGAAACTTTATATCAATGATTCTGGAACGGTTAAGGAGATTGGTGGAGGTGGAGATACTGGAGGCTTATCACTTGAATATGATTCAAGCCTGTTAAATATAGTAATAGGAGATTCTCAAGCAGGAGCAAGTTTATCTGGTAGTAGTAATACAGTTATTGGTTACGATGCTTCGCCTAGCAATACATCTTCAACCTTTATGACAAGTATGGGGTATGAGGTTGGTAAAAGTAATACTGGTAATCGTAATACTTTGTACGGTGCAAAAGTTTTAAATACATCGGGAACAGGAGGATATAACAGTGGTTTTGGAACTTTTACAATGCAACTGGCAACAGGTTCTCGAAACTCTGCTTTTGGGTATCAAGCCTTAAGAAACGCAACAGGTAATGATAATTCTGCTTTTGGGTACGACAGTGGTAATGCATTGACGACTGGTACTGGAAATTTATGTGCTGGTGGTAGGGATGCTGGTAAACAGATTACAACTGGAATAGACAACACAATACTTGGAACAGACGCAGGAGATACGGGAACAAATGATTTAACTACAGGCTCAAATAACATTCTTATAGGACATGATGCAGCAGTTAGTTCAGCAACAGTTTCTAATGAGATCACCCTTGGTGATACAGCAATAACCAAGTTTAGAGTCCCTGGTCTCAACTTCTCAATTAAAGATAGTACGGCTACCGATAATTATGTATTAACTGTTGACGCAAACGGAGATGCTGGATGGGAAGCTATTAGTGCTGGTCCAGGTACAGGTCAACAATATGTAAATCTAGAAACTAGTAATAGTCCTAGTAATAGTGGAGTTAATACCTTCGCTGGTTACTTGGCTGGTAACGCTTTCACGACAGCAGACCATACAACACTTTTTGGATACCAAGCTGGATCAAAAATTACAGGAACAGGAAATAATTGTTTCTTTGGTTCTAATGCTGGTAAAGAGACAACAGGAGGCGACAACTGCGGTTTTGGACAAGCAGCACTTGAGGCCAATACAACTGGAACAAATAACGTAGCCGTAGGAAGGCAAGCTTTATATGCAAATGAATCTGGTGGCTCAAATGTAGCAATAGGTAAAGACACTTTAAAATCAAATACAACTGCAAATGACAACACAGGTATTGGTTATCAATCTTTAAAAACAAACACTACTGGAGCTGGTAATGTTGCTTTAGGATCTCTTACTTTATTTAATAACACCACAGCAAGTAATAACACAGCCGTTGGATATGGCACATTGTATAACAATACTACGGGGGCTGATAACACAGCCGTTGGAAAGTTTGCCTTAGATTCAAATACAACTGGTGTTAGTAATACTGCTGTCGGTACAGACGCATTGCAGTCAAACACTACTGGAACTGACAATACAGCCGTTGGTTACCAAGCAGGTGATTCAATTACTTCAGGAACACAGAATATTACTATTGGAAACAATGCAGGTGCAGCTTTAACAGCACAAAGCTGGAACGTGTATATAGGTAAAGATTGTGGTGATTTATCGACAGGTTACGGCAACATAGGTATAGGGCATGATGCTGGTCGTACTCATAGTGGAAGCTATAACACTGTTGTAGGAAAAGCGGCAGGGTCTACTATTAGTGGAGAAGGTAATCTTGTACTTGGATACAATGCAGCTCCAAGTTCGGCTTCCGTCAATAATGAAATAACTTTAGGTAATGCAAATATCACCAAGTTTAGAGTCCCAGGTCTTAACTTCTCAATTAAAAATAGTACAGCTACCAATGATTATGTTCTAACGGTTGACGCTAATGGAGATGCTGGATGGGAGGCTGCTGGTGGTGGTCCAGGTACTGGCGAAAGTTATGTGAAATTAACAAATGGCACCACTCTTGCCAACAATGGAAATAATACTTTTGCTGGACTTTTTACTGGTAACAATTTTGCAGCAGGAGCAGCTTATAACACTTCTTTTGGATGGAAAGCTGGTGAAATGATCACCACAGGTGATAATAATTCTTATTTTGGTGCTAATGCTGGCACGGCTACAACAACAGGAACCAACAACATAGCAGTTGGATATGAATCATTAAAAGCCAATACTACAGGACATTCTAATGTCGCTGTTGGGTCTCAAACATTAGACGCTAATACTACAGGAAGTTACATAACTGCTGTTGGTCTAAGAGCTTTGCAAGCTAACACTACGGCTAGTAACAACACTGCACTGGGATACCACGCAGGTTTTGCTAATACAACAGGAACAGCTAATACTTTCATTGGAAGATCAGCAGGTATCACACAAACAACTCAAAATTACAATACTTTTGTTGGAGGAAATTCTGGGGAATATTCAGAAGGTAATGAAAATACGGCTATTGGATACTATTCAATGCGAGCTACGAATGGTAGTGCTACTGGATCGTATAACACTGCACTTGGTCGTAGTGCTTTACAATTACTTACAACAGGCGAACAAAATACTGCTGTAGGTCGAAATTCTTTAGATGCTCTTACTACAGGTTCTAGAAATAGTGTTTTAGGTAATAATGCAGCATCAGCAATTACGACTGGATCTAACAATGTTTTCATGGGAGAAAGTGCAGGACAAGCACTTACAACAGCAGTCACAAATATAGGAATAGGTTATTACGCTTTAGCGGCTACTACCACGCAAAACGACAATACAGCAGTTGGAGCTTATGCTTTAAGTGCTAATACGGCAACAGGAAATACAGCGTTTGGATCAGATGCGTTAAGAGCTAATACTTCAGGAGGTAGTAATACTGCATTAGGTCAAAATGCTTTAAAAGTTAATACGACTACACATGGCAATACGGCTGTTGGTAGTAATGCTTTAACTGCTACAACACAAGCTAATAATACTGCTGTAGGAGCAAATGCTTTATCTTCTAATACTTCTGGTCAAGAGAATACAGGTGTTGGTCACTATGTTTTAAATGCAAGTACAACTGCAACTGGTAATACAGCTTTAGGTTATTACGCTAATTCTCTTAATACGACAGGTACATATAACGTTGCCATTGGAAACATGGCTTTACGTGCATCTACAACCAGATCTTCTAATGTAGCAATTGGTTATAAAGCTTTATATTCAAATAATTCAGGAGCAGACGGAACTGTTGCGATTGGAAGAGAAGCTGGCCTTACTTATGACGGCTCTTGGGCTTTTGTAGCAATTGGTTATAAAGCTTTGGAGGCTTTAACTACTGCTTCTGAATGTACTGCTGTTGGTTATTCAGCAGGAAAAAGAGCAACAACAGCTACTAGCCTTACAGTTTTCGGTAACATGGCTGGCGAAGACGTTACTACAGGAGGCAGTAATGCGTTCTTTGGTAGATATGCAGGAAGAAGCGTTACGACTGGAGAAGGTAATATAGCTTTTGGTAGTGCAGCTTTAGATCAAGGAACAACATGTAGTTATAACATTGCTATTGGTAATAATGCTTTAGCTGATTCTCAAGTTGGAGATAATAACGTAGGTATTGGACATCGTGCTTTATATAGTTGTGAATCGAGTAATAATGTTGCTTTAGGATATAAAGCTTTAGAATCAGGTACTAGTGGAGCTTCTAATGTTGCTATTGGTTATAAAGCTTTAGAAGCTGCTACTACTGGAACTGATTCACTTGCAATAGGTTATGAAGCAGGTAAGGCAATAACCACTAATGGTTATGTAACTATTGTAGGTAATAATGCTGGAAAAGCTAACACAGTAAATCATACAGTTGCTTTTGGATATGACACAGTTTCGTATAACACAACTGGAGCTGATAATACTGGTATTGGATTTGAAGCTTTAAAGTTAAATACCACAGGTTCGTACAATTCGGCTTTAGGTTTTCAAGCTTTAAGAAATGCCACTACTTCAAGCTATAACATGGGATTAGGCTATAAAGCCTTGATTAGCGTAACCACTAACTCACAAAATACAGCAGTTGGTAATTTGGCTGCTGAGTTTGCAACAGGTAGTAGTAATACAGCTTTAGGTTATAAAGCTTATAACGGTACAAGTGGAAGTACCACTGGTAGTAATAACGTAGTTATAGGTGAGAAAGCTTGTGAAAATGCTACATCTATGGCAAGTTCAACTGTTATTGGATATAGAGCTGGTAAAGCTATAACAACTGGCTCTAACAACACAGCCGTTGGTTTTTATGCTCTTCTTACAAACACAACTGGAACTGATAATACAGCCGTTGGAACAAATGCTGGTGATTCAATAACTACAGGTAGTTATAACAATGCCTTGGGTAAAGAAGCTTTATCTGCTTGTACGACAGGAACTCATAATAATGCGTTTGGTAAAAGTGCAATGGGCAACGGTACTGTTACTGGAAGTGGCAATAATGCCTTTGGTTACTTTGCTGGCAAATCTATATCATCGGCACAATACAACACCTTTATGGGTCATGTTGCAGGTGAAGAACTTACTACTGGTAGTAGTAATACAGGAATAGGTTATCAAGCTCTTAATAAATGCACAACAGCAAGTAATAATACTGCTGTTGGAAATGATGCTTTAACTGCTAACACAACTGGAACTCAAAATGCAGCCGTTGGATCTAAAGCTCTAGACGCTTGCACTACAGGTGCTGAAAACACTGCACTTGGGTATATGGCTCTATCAGGTGTGACTACTGGTAATGCTAACGTTGCCATTGGTAAAGAATGTGGAAAGAATATAAGTACAGGTGGTCATAATATTTCTATAGGTAGAGAAACACTAAATGGACTTAGCACTGGAGAATACAATATAGCTCTTGGTTCAAGTGCTTTAAATGCTACAACAGGCGATCAAAATATAGGAATTGGTAAAGATGCAGGTGATGTAATAACATCTGGCGAAAATAATGTATGTATTGGTTATCAAGCAGATGCCAGTTCAGCAACAGTAGATAATGAGATAACTTTAGGTAACTCTTCTATTGCTAAGTTCAGAATCCCTGGTATCGGCATAGATATTGGAACTGGAACTTTAAGTATGACTAACCAAGGTGGCGATGCTCATCTTGAAATTGGTACGTTGGCCAATTCAAATCAAAACGCATATATAGATTTAACAGGAGATTCAACTTACACCGATTATGGATTAAGGCTTATCAGAACAAATGGTGGTGCGAATACTCCTTCAGTACTTTATCATCGAGGAACAGGACAATTTTCTGTATCTCTTCCAGATGGAGGAACAGCATCTTATCCTACAAGCTCTGACTATCGTTTAAAAGAAAATGTAGTGTCTCTATTGGATGGTATAACAAAATTAAAAACACTTAAACCATACAGATTTAACTTTAAACATACTCCATCTAAGATTATTGATGGATTCTTCGCACATGAAGCTACAGCAGTACCAAATGCAGTAAAAGGTACAAAGGATGGAGTGATGTTAGAAGACGGACCACTTCCAGGTGATTTAAAGAAAGGTGATCCTGTCTATCAAAGCGTAGATTATTCAAAATTTGTTCCTCTATTAACAGCCGCACTACAAGAAGCAATAGCAAAAATAGAAACATTAGAAACTAAAGTCACAGCCCTCGAAGCAGGGTAAACTAAACGTATTCATTTTTATTTTCATGGCTGAACGTACTGCTGATGAAGTTGCACAGGTTTTCTCTGCGGCTGGTGATAGCGTCACTCTGATCAATTCT